TCGCAGTGCAACGACAATGAGGGTGAGCAGGGGGCATCAACAACCCATTAGAAAACGGTTTGTCCCACGAAACCCTTTCACCCTTCATCGGCGCACAATGCACACAAGGCTTCCCATAGGGTGAGTTAGGTGTGATGACAGCCCACTCCTTCAACAACCCCCCAGCCAACAACCCCTGATTGTCAGCCTCAGCCCAACTCAACAACCGTCCCATGTTGTTCGCGTACTGGATTTCTGTGCGAGCAATCATCTTCGCTCTGTACCGAACTAGGCGCGTGGCGTATTTGTCAGCCATCTCTCGGGCCTTTTGTTTAGCCTCAGCCTCAACCACACCATCCTTGACGAGGCGTTGCAAAGTGTTGTCATACAACTTTCCAACAGCACTAGCGTGCCGAGGGAGCAACCCAACAACACGGGTCAAGCGTTGAGCCGTTTCCATGGGGTCAATCCCATTGTTGATTGCCTCGTAAATGGTTTGGCGTATCGCTTCCCTAGTGGACTCTTTCACCGAGGTGACCAGTTCACCAGTTTTCACCTGAGCCCACGCCACAGCACGAGGGTCAGTGACATCAAAACTGTAAGTAACATCGGTTCCAAGGGCTGTACGCAACGTGGCTAACTGTTTACCAGCCTCACCCGAAACTTGGCTCAGCAACGTCACAGGGACATCACCCAAGTTCATGCTGAACCCAGCCCAATCAAACGAGTCCACCACGGAGTCAACCGAACCTGAACCCAAGGCCAACCCACGCAAGTTGTCGTACAACTGTGGGGACTTGGTGAAACCCTTCAACCCTGAGATGGCTTGGGCGTAGGCGTCAGCGATGCGCTGTTCTTGCTTGGTAAGAATAACTTTGCGGGTTCGCTTCTTACCACTAGCCGTGGTGTAAGTGACCTTTTTGGCCTTACGGACAACCAGAGCCATTACTGCTCCTTAGTTTTGTCCTTTGGGGCGGGGTCAACATACATTTCTCCCTTTTGGGAGTCGCCTGCACCAGCACCATCCACGGTTTCCTTCTTCTCAGGTGCCTTTGGGGCCTCGTTCGGTGCAGGTGGCTGGTTTTGTTGTTGGCGTTCCTCAGCCGACTCAGGGTCAGCAGGTGGCAAACCGGCAATCCCACGCAAGTGTTCTTCAAGGTCGTCATCCACCACAAGGGCACCAGCGCCAACAAGTTGTGAAACGTACCCAGACATTTCGCCAAGGTCAACGTGGTTGACTTCGCCGTAGGTCAAACGAGGAGGATTTTCGGTATCCATGTTGTTCAGGCGCAACAACCGAGGAATAGCGTACTGGTTGACCACCTCAGCGATTGACTTAGCAATACCGTCAATCGCCATAGTCCACAAATCCATCTTGGACGAGCCCAAAGCAAACGACCCTGTGCCTTGATGGCCTAAGAGCATGAAGTCAGCCAACACACTCATAGCAATACGTTGGTCGTAGCGCTCAATAACCTTGTCAGTGTCAAACTGTCGGCGCCCCCCAGCGGACAAAAGGGTCAAATCAAACTGCTTGTTTCCCGACTCGTCATACATGAGTGGAAACACAACGCCTTCTTGCTCGTTGCGCTTGATGTTTTGCACAATGTCAGTGACCAGTGAAACAACTTGCTTCTGGGCTGGGGTTGCATCCGTACTCAACCACTCCGCTGGGACGTAAGCGACAGGCAAACCTGAAAGGTCGCGCTCAATACCCGAGGCTTCGTACTCTTCAATACGCCTCTTGAAATACCACGCACGAAACGCTGTACGAAGCATGGACTTACCTTCAGGGGAACCCTTCTGGGCACCAATACGGAACAGCAAAGCCTTCTCAATGGGGATGATGCACAAGCCCTTGCCTGAGGGGTCAAACTGTTCCATGGCAATCGTGGAACCATCTTCTGGGTCAAACTGCCAACGCAACAAGGTTTCCTGCGCTCGGCCCCCCCATTTACGCCAACCAATCTTGTTATCGTTGAACTTGGAACGCTTAGATGGGTCTTTCTGGTCAGGCCCGACACGGCGCTTGTAAACGATTTCGTGGTAAGCCCACCCAAAAACGCACATGGACAAGATTTCGGACAGGGTTTCGTCCCACGAGTCGGACATGTCGTCCAAGCACTCTTGGATGAAAGCCACACGTTCGTCTTCCACATCGTCTGTGTGGGCTCGCACATCCCACTCTAAGCGACAAATAATCTTGTCCACTGCGAACAAGATGGCACCGATGATGGCATCGTTTTCCGACATTTCGCGGAATACACGGCGACCTTTATCACCACGCAAGGAGTTGACGAACTCGTCTTGAACAAGGCCACCAACGCGCCGAAGCCCAGTTGTACCCAGTTCGCTCATGTCAAGTTTGTCAGCCATTTAGTCCCTCATCTGATGTAATCATTGTTTGGCCTACCAAAAATAGGGCTTGTGACTCACTGAAACCAGCGGTTCGTAGGCACTCAAAGAGTTCGTGGAGGCTCGTAGCGGCGACAGCCAACGGACTGTTCTCATACGGGTCATCCATTGGGTCAGTGTACCTGCACTAGCCCCTAGATTAGTTCACTTACAAGCCTAGTGCGTCCCACGTTGCTTTATCAACGAAACCGTTGTCTCGTAGTTTCTTAGACTTCTGGAACCGTTTCACAGCGAAGTAGGTTTTTGAGCCAAAGAAACCTGAGGCCGGTGTGACCTTCAGTTTTTTCTGGATAGTGACGATGTGGGGGCTGTTTCCCACGGTTCGTAGTTTGGTGATGGGGTTGCAGATTGCTCGGTACCCAAAGATTTTGACACCACGCAGTGGGTACGTTGATTTCTTTACCGGCTTCGGTTTCGGCTTGATTTCAAGTTGGCGTGACACATCCAACCGAACAGTGGCAAGGTTGTTTTTGATGTCGTCTTTACGCTTCGGGGCGTAGTCACGGTGACGGATGACTTTGTTAGCGTTCCACTTGTAAGCCTTGCACAACGCACTGACACCCTTGATGACTGAAGCGTACTGCTCCCCAGTGATGGGGCTACCCATGCTTGAAATCTCAATCCCAATGAGGAACTGGTTGCCACGGTCTTGTGGGATGACTAGGCCGTTCTTGTTCCACGACCCTGCACCAGCGTGGTTGGCGCGACCCTCGGTGATGACGTGCCATGTCCCATCGGGGGCAACGTACAACTGGCACAGTGGACCGGGTAGTCCAGCGCGACCCTTCGTGACAACACCAAGGTCAGATGGGTTGTGTCCACCTGTGTGGTGCAACATGATGCCACGCACTTCCCCGTAAGGAAGGGGGCGTCCCTTCACTGGCTTGTCAACAACTTTCAACCCAGCCTTCTTCAGGATGGCTCCCAAATCGCTCATGCTTCTAACGTGTCCTCAGAGGTTGCCACACCAGTGTCAGAGCCGATACCGAAGGATGTGTTGTTCGGGTCAATGTAGGCAACAAGGGTGCGAACTGCGGCTAGGGCTGCTGCGATGGCTGCGGATTGCACCCAAGAGAAATCGTTGTTCAGGACGGCGCTCATGGGGACAAGGCCGATGAGGGTGACAATGAAAGTGGTTAGGGCTGAGCGGACAATCTGGTTCACTGGGGCTCCTTGGCTGTTGGGTTGTTGGCTACCCAGCCTACCCTATGAGGGTGACCATGGTGGGAAAGCAACGTAGGGCCTTTGACCGTTGATGTAGCCCTTTTCCTTGCTTTCACCAATGAAATCCATGGCTTTCTTGCTGTACCAGTCTATTGAGGCGACCAAGTTTTTCTTGTAGGTTGCATCTAAACCAGTCCTGACAACTTTCTCGCCATACACGATTTCGTACAGTTTCGGTTCCAAGAGGTCTGCCACGTTTTGGTGCGCTCGGGCTGCGTCAAGATTGAGTTTTTTGTATTCTTCGGGTGCGAGTGCCAGTTCGTCTATTTGAGCCCTACGGGCAAGGTTTCCTTGGCTCTTAGCGTACTCGGCGCGTGGGAACACCTGCTTGTCCTCGGCAACCGTCATCCCAACAACATCTGGTGGTGTGCTTTCGCTGGGGGCAAGAAAACCTGCACTAGCCATCCTCTTCGTACCGGCACTGTGACCACCGTTTGGGTGTTGTGCCGCGTAGTTGGGTCGTGAGGGGTCACCATGCTTGGCAACGAACTCGGTCATGTCCATGCTACTTGAACCAACCTGCACCAGTGCTAGTTGAACCATGAGTTTTCTTTGTTGCGCCTGTGATGTTCGCCTTTGTGGCCCCGTTGCCGATACGCAAGTTCAGTGTCGTTTGGCTTGTGACACCAGTGATGATGGCCCCACGAACCCTACCGGCGGCGTTGCGGTAACGAACAAACCCACCCACGCGGGCTACCCAACCTGTCATTTAGTCTGTAAACCTCGGCATAGGTCGTTCACTATCACTAGAGTATTTATCCCAAACAGCGTCTTGGGCTTTCTGGCTAGACCCAGCCTTTAGGCGACCAGCGGCCTGTGCATCAGTGAGGTTCATTTTGTCAGCCATGTGGCTATTATTCACCACTGTGTCGCTGTTGTAGTACCACCACACCATGGTTTGCGCTATGCTCCGTGTATGGAACTGACCTACCCAGACACATGGCTTGACCTTGACCGTTCACCACACCCCATGACTAGCAAGGTTGTCATGGACGATGTGACCACCCAACTCGTTGGCGACTTTGATTACCAAACCGATGGTGTGAGCGCGTTCTACCCTTACTTGCTTCCAGCAGACTTACCCGAAGATTTCAGTCTCGGTGTCATTGTTGGGGCCTCGGGCACTGGTAAGTCCACTTTGTTGGATTGTTTCAACCAAGTCCATGAGCCTCAGTGGTCTCGTGGTGAGTCCATTTCGTCACACTTCGCCAGTGTGGAGGATGCTCGGGAAAGACTCTACGCTGTGGGGCTGACATCGGTTCCAACGTGGGTGAAACCGTACAACGTCCTTTCCACGGGGGAGAAGTTTCGCGCTGACCTTGCACGCCAGATTGGTGACGGGGCTGTCATTGACGAATACACCTCGGTGGTTGACCGCAACATCGCTTTGGCGTCCTCGGCCTCACTGGCCCGCTACATCCAAACCACTGGTGTCAAGCGCCTAGTTCTTGCCACCTGTCACCGTGACGTGTTGCCTTACCTTCAGCCGGATTGGGTCATTGACACCGATGCTGGCGCTTGGGCTCTTCACCCTCGGGGGTGTCTTCATCGTGAACCAATGGTGGCGCAGGTTTTTGAGGTCACCGGAGCCCTCTGGGAGTATTTCAAGGGGCACCACTACCTCAGTGGAGACATTTCACCCTTTGCTCGGTCATGGTGCGCTGTCATCGCCGGACAGCCCGTTGCTTTCTACTCCGTCCTTTCCTACCCCAGTGGAACAGTCACAGACGCTTTTCGGGGACACCGGCTCGTAACTCACCCTGATTGGCAGGGGCTCGGGATTGCACCGAGGTTGGCTGATTGGGTGGCTTCGCTGTATGTCAGTAACGGGAAACGGTTCTTCGCTAAGACGGCTCACCCACGGCTTGGGGAGTACCGTGAGCGTTCACCGCTGTGGAAGCCCACGAGTAAGAACCGCATGATACGAACCGATGCCACTGGCAGGGTTCACAAGGGCCGGTTCGCTTCATGGGTGGTCAACCCTGTGCGGATGACGTACTCGCACGAGTTTGTTGGGGCTAGTTCAGACCGTTCTACCGCTCTACCTTTTTGATAGTAAGGCGTAAGTGATTGAAGATAGCCCAAACGCCATCACTGCTGACAAACTATTTTCCTTTGGTGGGAAGACGGCAACAAGCACTGCTACCGTTGCGGAAGTTATCGCTAAAAAACCGAACCATGCGTCTTTGCCGTTCATTTGGTTCATGTCTCCCCTAATACCATTTGCGGGTTTTTATTTACTTTCTTTATTTTAGGCTGTGCGTGCTGGATACGGGCGCGGGCTATGTCAAGGTAGTCAGCGTCCTGCTCAATGCCGATAAGTTGAAGCCTTCAATGACTGCGCCTTTGCCGGTTGAGCCTGAACCCATGAACGGGTCAAGGACTA